GGAGAGAAAGGGGAAAAACCCACTAATGAGAGATCAGAGAAATGGTTTATGGTAGACAAGTATTGTCCTATAGTATATTCATATAATACAGATGAAGCCATTGATCATTCAATTTTAAATGACTATAGAATAATTGTCCAATATGTAGACATAGATACTGAGAAAAACATTAAGGTTGAAAAACCTAATGCTACTTGGATGACTAGTGAACTAGCTATGTATAATTATTGGTCAAATAGAGTAGCCTCTTCTTTTGGTAAGATGAAACAAATAGCCGCTATACAGCGGATGAAAGCAATGCAAGGTTTCAAATCTAAAGAAAAAGTAGCTACTTATTTATTGAATAGTATAGGAATGCATAGTAAATGTCTTTGTTTTGCAAGTACTCAAGAGCAAGCTGCTAGAATCTGCACAATAACTTATCATTCAAAGAATAAGTTTTCAGAATCAAATTTAGAGTCTTTTAAAACAGGTAAATTACTAAAATTATGTGCAGTAGAACAATTAAATGAAGGAATTAATATACCAAATCTTAAATATGGTGTGATTATGCACTCTTACGGCAATGAGAGAAAAGCTAGTCAGAAGATATTTAGATTTCTTAGATTAAGTCCTGATGATTGTGCTACAGTATATATCCTATGCTATAGAAATACTATAGATGAAGAATGGGTGAAATCTGCGTTATCTGGATTTAACCAAAACAAAATAACTTATATTTGAAATTATGATTGAACAAATTAGTGTAGACTTGAACAAATTATATACTAATAAACTCAAGATTGAAGATTATTTCATATTATTTTGTTTAGTCCACAATGATGAGGATATGCTGATGAAATATATAGACACTTGTGGTCGTATAGAAACTAGCATATTCCACAGATTAAGAGATTCTGGATTTATTATCCTTACAGATGATAACAATATTCTTTTTAATGAGATTAAAGTAACAGAACAGGCTAAAAATTTATTTAATATTCAAGACAATGCAAAGTTTGAAGAATTATTTAAAGAACTGCTGTCTACTTATCCAAAATCAGTAAAAAGATTAACAGGTGGTAGAAGACCATTACATAATGACTTGGCTAGATGTAAAAAACTTTATAAAATAACTATATTTGATAGAGTGTCGTCTTCGTTAAACACAACTTTACACCAAAACATTTTATTATGTGTGCAAAAATACTACAATGATCATCGTAGGGATAATAAAGAGGAATTTATGCAACTTTTAGTTACATTTCTATCTCAAAGAACTTGGGAACAATATCTAGAAGATATTAACAATTTTACAGAAGTCACTAAAAATCTAGGAAATAATGACGCCATTTGAGAAAAGGATTTTACAGGGATTAGAAGGCGCTTATCAAGGGTTGAAGAATGGTTTCAATAGAATTAATAAGTATATCTATAACACACAGAGAGGCTGTTACACCTTATTAGGTGGTTTATCAGGTAGTTCTAAAACTACACTGTGTGATTTTATAGTATTAAATGGTATTCAAGATGCTAAAGCAAAAGGAATCCCTATTAATATTACTTATTACTCTTGGGAAATTGATGAAACTAGCAAAAGAGCAAATTGGTTATCCATTATGATTTATAATAAGTATGGTAGAGTAATATCTCCACAACTTATTAAAGGTATGGGTGACTTAAGGATGACTCCAGAGGAATTAGAAATAGTTCAATCTGAGTTACCTGAATTAGAAGAAATATTCTCTAAAATTAAATGGCATTGGACACCACTCAATCCTACAGGATTATATCATGAGTGGTGGTCTACAATGTCAGCTAAAGGGACTTTTAAGAAAGAACCTTATATTGATGAGAATGGAGAATCTAAGGAAAGAATTATTAGTTGGACACCTGATAATAAAGAAGAATACAATATTGTTGTCTTAGATCATGCTAGTCTTCTAAAGTTTGAGCGTGGATTTACTCTTAAACAAAATATGGATAAAATGTCTGAATATATTGTAGCTTGTAGAAATATGTTTAATATGACATTTTTTATAGTACAACAATTTAATCAGTCTTTATCTAACATTGAGAGAGTAAAATATAGAGGTGTAGACCTTTCTCCAGAGCAAAATGATTTTAGAGACTCAGGTAACTTGTATATTGATGCAGATATAGTATTAGGATTATTAAATCCTTATAAAATGCAGTTGGAAACAAGTTTGACCTACAATATTAATGTTGAAGGTAGTCCTTACAATCTTAAAGGTAAATATAGGTTACTTAAAGCTATTAAAAATAGATTAGGGGCCGATAATATCTCTATTGGTTTATACACTAAACCAGAAGCAGGATATTTTGAAGAATTACCTAAAGAGATGACATCAGAGGATTACGTAATGTACCAAAATAAATAATATGGGAAGAATTATATTAGCGATCGGAGAGCCAGGTACTGGTAAATCAAGAGCTATTTTAAATTTAGATGAGAATAAGACATTATTAGTTAAACCTAATAATAAAGAGCTTCCTTTTAGAGGAGGTGCTGTGAAATACAGTAAAGAAAAAGGTAATGTAGTAAATTGTTCTACATTTCCAGATTTGAAAGTTATATTAACTAAAGCTAATGAAGGTACTAAATTTAGTACAATCGTGATAGAGGATTAAGAAAATAATATTAAAAATAAATTTGCATAGTATTAAAATTATTTGTATATTTAATGAGTTAATAACTCGAATATATAAATATGGAAAATAAAATTAAAAAATTAAATAAAGAAGGAAAAACAGATGTAGAAATTTCAAATATTCTAAATTTACCTTACTATAAAATAGGTAGAATTAGAAAAAAATTACAATTATCTGTAAATTATAAACATGAAAATCTTTATATGTCTTCTCAACAAGAAGAAGCATTTATTGGTACATTATTAGGAGATGCTACTTTAGTCTTTAAAACAAAAGGTTCTAGATACCCATCATTTCAATTTTCTCATACAGAAAAACAAAAAGAATACTTTAATTATAAAGTGAATCTTTTTAAAACTCTTATGGGTAAACCTAAAATACATCTTTTAAAATCTAAATTTACCTCAGAAGAAGGTGTTTTAGTATATGGAATTCAAAGTTATAATATACCATCTTTACTTAAATATAGAAAAATATTTTATCCAAATAATAAAAAGATTATACCCATTGATTTTATAAAAGATAAATTTTCTGAATTAAGTTTAGCTCTTTTAATTTATGATGATGGGTGTAAAGATAATTTGAATTATAAATTATCAACTTATTGTTTTGAAAGAGAAAATGTTTTAGAATTTTCCAAATTTCTTTATGAAAAATTTAATATTAAATCAACAGTACATCAAAATAGTGTTTTATATTTTAGTAGACAAGCTACAGAAATTATAACTAAAATACTACAAAAATATCCTGTTAAAAACATGCAATATAAAATAATAGTGTAAGTCCTCTTTAAATTCTTTTAAAACTGGAAAGTCTTTTAACTAAGATAATCAGTTACCAAGCTAGTGAATGGTGTAATAGTAGCTAGAAAGGTTCAACGACTAGTAGATAGGAACCTAACCAAATCTACCACGAAATAAGAACATCTAATATTAGATGATGAGATAGTCTGAACTGCAAATATAAATAGACTAAATTGCAGAATATAGGGATAAAGAGCCTTATAGATAACAAAATGTTCACACATTTCCTAACTAGTAGAGTTATGGCAGATGCTAAGATCTCAGGATTTCAGAAATGGTCTGATTTAGCAGTTGATGTATTTCAAGGATTAATTAAAATTGAAGAGAAATTAAGAGATGATTTAAATGTAATTGTTATTGGTCATACAGAAAGAAATACAGATGTAAATGGTAATAGTATTATCACTTTACAAACAGTTGGTAAATTATTGGATAACCAAATTAAAATACCTTCGTATTTCACCTATGTATTACATTCTGATGTAAAAGAAGTGAATGGAAAGATGGAATATTCATTTTTAACAAATAGTGATGGTCTTAGATTAGCTAAATCTCCTGAAGGGTGTTTAGATAAGTTTGAACCAAATGATTATGCGTTAATCTTGAGTAAAATACACAAATATCAATTAGGAGAGTAATTTCCCTAATAAATTAAATCATTAAATATACAAAAAATTATGTTCGATTTTCAAAATGCTGAGGTATCAAAAGGTAACTATAAAGAAACTATTAAACCAGGAATTCATATTGTTAAAGTTTCTAAAATTGAGAATGGTGTAAGCTCTAAAGCTGGAGCACCACAAATTACTATTACAGTAGAAGACAATTCAGGAGCTGAATTAGCAAATATCTATTCATTAAATACTATTGTAAGTCCAGGTAAAAAAATGTCTGGATGGGATGTAACTAAAAATGCTATTTTATCAATAGTAGCTGCTGCTCATTCTTTAGATGAGACTTCTGCTAAAGCTAAAATGCCTAATGCTAAATCAGCTGAGGAATTAGCTCAAAAATTATCTATTTTATTAGCAGGTAAAGAGTTCCGTTTAAAAGTAGTAGGTGAGGAGAAAATCTCTCAAAAAGGTACTAAATATGTAGCTTCTTCATTTGGTAATGGAGTATTCTGTGAGTCTAAATCAGTTTCTGAAACAGACAGCAAGTTATTCTTTAATGCTGAAAAGAATATTAAAAAGTTAGCAGTTGAACCAGCTGGTAACTCAGATGCCCAATCAGCATTCTCTAGCCCAGCTAGTGAAGTTAACTTTGGATAGTAACCACTAAGTAATAACAGGTACCCACGGCCAAAGGGAGTAAATGGAAGTAGTATTCTCAGCCTGTTCTTATTTTTAAAATCATTAATTATGCAAAGTTGGAAATTTAATAGTACTGCTAGATCTGTTTTAATGGAAGGTATTGCTGCAAGTTTAAAAATACCTTATTCTGATGTTTATAAAACAATTAGAAATATGAATTCTAATTTTATTAAGACAAAAGATGGTAAAATTTATAAAGTTATTTTAAAAGAAGTTTAAGTATGTTCAATTTTGATAATGCTAGTTTACAAATAACAAAAGAAGAAATACTTAAGTATATAACTGAATTACAGATACTTGAAAGATATTGTAGTAATTATAAATCGTTAGATTCTAGTTTTAAATCAGAATTTTATTCAGATAAAAATGGAAGTTGTAGAATACAAATAAGTGCTTCTGGTATACCTTATTATAAAGATTATGGTAATGGAGATTATTTTCTAGCATTTGATTATGTAAGTAGAAAGTTTGGAACCACTTATCATGAAACTTGTAATGTCATAGCTAATGACTTTGGTTTAAAAAGAACTAACTTGAATGTTACTCCTCAGCTATTGTTAGTTAATGATGCACCTAAGCCTGTTAAAAAGAAATCTAATATTAAAGTAATTGTTAAACCATTTAGTTTAATAGATTATGAGTATTGGATGCAATATGGTATATCTTTACAAACATTACAATTTTTTAATGTTAAAGCTTGTAGTCATGTTTATTTAAATAAAGGCGATAAACATTATGTATTTGAATATAGAAATAGTAATCCTCTGTATTCTTATAGATTTTATAAAAATGAAACTGAATATCTTAAAATCTATAATCCTTATTCTGCTACTAAAGAAGGTAAATGGTTAACTAATGTAGGTTCAGATTGTCTTCAAGGATATGATCAATTACCAGAATCTGGTGATATCTTATTCATTACCAAGAGTTTAAAAGATGTTATGGTATTCTATGAGATGGGATATTCTGCAGTAGGATTACAAGCTGAAACTAATAAACTTAGTAAAAAGTCTTGGGATGAGTTGTCTAAAAGATTTAAAAGAGTTATCTTAGTGCTTGATAGAGATGATCAAGGTTATACATCAACAGGAGATTTCTTATTAGAATATGATGTAGAATTTTTCTTTATTGATAAGACTAAAGATATAAGTGATTACAGTAAAGATTACGGCTTAGAGAAAGCTAAAAAATTAATTAAAAAAAAA